CGAGCACCGCCGCGCGGGGATTCTCAAACATGGCGTCCGTGCTGCTGCCGACGAGAAGACGCAGCGTCTTATAGGTCAGCGTCTCACCCGAATCCGGCTTCACTCCCACCGTCACCCTCTCCTCCTTACTGTCGGTGTAGTTCTCAAACTTCACCAGGAAGTCAATCGTGTTATCGTGTGCGGGCTTCCACTTGAACTGTTCTAGGAATGCCGCCGCCTTGGGAATCGGCTTCGCATTCGGCGTGAAGATGAGACCATCCGTGTTGTAGATGCCCTTGATATTCAGGGCCTGCGACGCGGCCAGGAAGATGGCCGAATCACCCTCCTCCGCAAAGAAGAAGTTCTTCAGAATGACCTGGAGCTTCGTGGCGGCCGTGATGCCCGCGCCCACTACCGTCTTCTCATTCCACGTGGCAATCCACCGCTTCATGTTGGAATACCGAGTCTCCGCAGAGGCCTCTCGGCTATAGAAGGGAAGACCCGTCACATCCTTCTTGTCAACATCAATGTAAATGTCAAAGAAGAGGAGCTGCGAGACAGCACGACCATCCTTCGTCTGTGTAATCCACTCCGCGTCTAGGAGAGATAGGCGACACGCCTGATTCATCAGACCCGTCTTGTAGACGTTGAGACTCATATCAATCATAAAGAGCTCGCCCTTCGTGTCGCAGAACGCCATAACGCGCAGACCATCGGCCTTGTCTGTCACATTATAGCCGTTGCGGATATTCGGAACACCATCGTCGCGGTCCTTGAGGAAATTCGGCATCTCCATCGTAACAGGTGCAACGCCGCGGAAGCGATCCGTCCCAGTGAGGTCCTTGTAGCCACGCAGAACCTTGTCGCGCACGGACTTGCGCATGAGGAACGTGTGCTTCTGGATTCCGCGCAGGACCTCGCCCACACCCTTCACAAGCCGCTTCAGAGCTGAGTCTACTGTATCCCCTTCTATACGCGCAAGCTCTACCTCAATCTCATACTCGGGCGGCGAACCCATCACGTCCTGGTCCTTGAAGAGGCGCATCCAGCGGTAGTTGCGGTTCGCGTCGCGCCCTGTGCTCCGAACGATGGAGAGGTCAAGCACAAGACCCTCTCCCTCAAACGTCCAACGACGAATCACGCGGAATGCCTTCTTCTGCTGCTTCCAGCTCGCAAAGAGGTCGCGAACCTTGGCGTCATCGTTTGCAAGACCAATCTCACGACGAACCTTGACGCGCACGTCGTAGTCTACGAGGTCAACATTGGCGTCGGGAACAGTGCGGTCCTTGATGAGCGTGATGAAGTTCTTGCCAGCGAGGACGTCATCCTTGCAATACTCCTGGATCGTACCGAGGCCCTGGAGACTGAAACGAACGTGGTCGGGCGTCGTAATCGTCATGCGGTCCTCTTGCGCGATGGAGCGATAGCCCCTGGCCCTCAGACGCTTTGCAACTGTGAGAAACGTGGTCACGTCTACTTTACCGTCTACGCCGAAGGTTGCCTCGAGCTCCTGGTTAGGAGATACGAGCCAATCCTCTATGCGCTTCCGCAAATGTGTGACCTCAGCGGAATTGAGTTCCATCCTATTCACTTAAGTAGAGTTCCCTTTGGGCGGGTGAACCTTCAAAATTAGGGGAAAACTGTTTAGGGAAATTCGGAGAGTAGATGCGCAACAGTCTCAGAGCGACCAAGAAGAACCGCATAGTCCTCCTTCTTCGGCTTGTCCGCTCTTGGCACGAGGCCCGCCGCCTGGCAGCGCCGCTTCAGTTCATCCAGCTTCTCGTCGGGAACTGGCCATCCCACGCGCCACCCCTCCTCTTCTAGCCCAGTAACCCATATGCCGAGTCCTGCGCTGAGATGCTTCTCGCCCGGAAGATGGAGAACACACCGTGTGCCGAGGGCCGATGCCCATACTGGCCTCTCGGACGTCCATTGGCGGAAGTTCAAGGGGAAATGGAGAATCTTCTTGTGCGCCTCGTCGACTATGATCTTCTGGTAACCGAGAACGAAGCAGAGTGCCTCGTCTAGCTCAATCGTATCCTGAGGCGGTGAGACGGCTGCCGTCTGCTGTGCTGCGAGCTGCTCCAGAATCTTGCTGCGGCGCCAGTGATGCCCCTTACAGTCCGTCTCAATGAGTTTTGCGATTTGGACAAGAGTCTCGCGGAGGATTTGGCGACGGAGAAGTAGGCCACCTCCTCTGTAGAGGGGGTCCGTGTGCCAGAGATAGAAGGAGACAGGGCCGGGAGGATCCAGAGGGGTTGCGATACAACCGCCTGGTGCGTTGATAGCCTCTGCCGAAACATCGCCGGTGTCGCTTTTCACACGAATCTCTATAGGGGCGACACTTGCGTCTCTAGAGGGGTTCGTTACTATCCACGATTTTACTTGGTCAAGCATATCTTTACAGTATATCTGCGGTGTGGGTTTAAACCACAACGTTACGTAGTACCATCAATAACCTCCTGTGCCTTACGCTCTTCTTCTTCGCGCTGTGTAAACTCGTCGCGATTCTTACAGCAGAAAACGATATATTCCTTCATTTTCTTAAAGACGGGTATGGGTAGTTTGCATACATCAAAAAAGATGCCGTTGCTGTTTTCACTGTATTCAGCCTTTTCGCTTTTCAGAAGGCGAAAAATAGCCTCTTGTTCGCTTTTAACAAGACGCTTCAGTTCTTCTAGAAGTAATTTTCTCTCTTCATATTCCTGTGCCTCCATACTCTACTTAGATTTTCTTTCATTGCGAGGCGTTGCTTTCCGCGTTGTTGATAATCTCAAGGTCCCCCTCGGCGTCGGAGACCTCGGGAGAAACAGCGGCATTCGCGGCAGCAACATTCGCGGCAGCAACATTCGCGACAGCGGCATTAGCGACAGCAGCATTCGCGACAGCGGCATTAGCGACAACGGTGGCATCCTCTTCAGGAGCAGCCTCTTCAGCAACAGCCTCTGCGGCAACAGCAGTAACAAGCCCGCGAAACAGTCCAACACTCAGAATATAGGCATCATTCACTTGAAATCGGGACTTCTGGATTTCCACATTCACATTCGCGCCAACCGGAATAGCCTCAAATGCCTCGTCCCCAATGTGAAGATCGCGGGGAAGAATAATGCGAATCGCATCATTATAAGAGACATACATACCCATCTTGTTCTTGCGAATCACCACGCCCTCCAGCGTAAATCCTGCGGGCGGGTTCAGAACCTTCGCTTCGGCCTGCACGTGAAAGATGATGTCGCCCGTAAAACGACCCTTCTCAATATAACCCATCGAGCGAGACAGAATCTTCATCGTCCCAGGAAGAACAAATCCGTGGCGTGAGCACTTATTCTCCATGCGTGTACTAAGCTTCTGCAGAAGAAGCCCATCAATATCTGTAATCTCTCCACGCAAATCACGGGACGTGAGGCTTGCGCGCTCTTCAAATAATGCTGTGTGTTCCATTACCTACTTCTTCTTTACATAAAGACTCAATTTTAGGCAGCCAGTAAGAAGCCCAAGCACAGGATATATCAGCCTTATCCACCATCTCTTCATATAATTCCTCTGTAAGCCTATCTACAAGATCGGGAAGATCTTCCCAACTCTTCACACGTATCATAGGAAGGCCGGGATAGTGGCGAATTAATACATCATAGAACGGGTCATCTTTTACGATGGGAATACAGCCTAAGGTAAGAGACTCCCAGAAGCGAAGCGTGTCAAATCCAGCCCCCATTGGGCATACAGAGAATCGGAGTTTCGCAAGTCTCCCGTAAAACTCCTGTTCTTCACATTTGGGCATTCTATACTTGATAATACTTGGCCCAGTTTCCAGGTAATCATAAAACTCTTGGCGCATAGCACTGTTATTAGTGACATGCGAAATCCCAAACATATATTTCTTCTCATTTTTATCATACTCACCCTCATAAATACCCATGGTTCCGATTGGCATCACTGTGCAGTTGGGTAAGTCGCCCATCCAGTTGCGTATGAAGAAGTGTGTATTTGAGAGCACGGAGGTAACTAGCTCCATATGCGAATTGTCCAGCCAGCAATCTGTTCCTGATATAAGAACAACACGAAGAGGGAGAGGTCGCTGTTTGTGAAGTAGCATCAAGATGTCGGACCATGTGTTGAACGATGCGGCGTGAATATAGACGGCCTTTGCCTTATACAGAACCTCTTTGATTGGTTTTGGATCCCGTCCGAGGACTAGAGCCTTGTCTACTAAATGAGGATTGCCTTCATAGCTATCTTCGTCAAGTAATGTTGCATCCATGAGGGGGAGAAGGGTGAACTCCCTGAAAGGTATCTTAGACATATCTACACTTCCTCCTTACCTTCTTCCGCCCCAGCGGCCGCACCCTTCTTCGCACGAACCTTCTTTGGCTTGTTCGCCAGAACCTGGTGCTTTGACTTATAAGCAGCAACCGGGCGGAAGAACCAGATGCGACCTCCCACTTTCATAAGACTCATCCAGCGCAGAATCACATTCTTCAAACTACAGGCGCGCGACGAGTTCTGGAACTTTCTGGCCCCCTGGAAATCAGCCAACGTAAGTCCAAAACGAGGAAGGCCAGCCGCCGCCAGCAAGTTTCCTAGTTCCACCAGTGCGGTAAAGTGGTATGAGATCTGCGTAACAATCTCGCATTCACCGCCTTTGGGAGGCACCTTGCCCACAGTGGCTGGCTTATCCGTCGTCTTAAATGTGAGATAGCCAGATTTCAGGTTGGGAACTAAGAAACCATACAGGGCACCCGTCGTGCTCGTATTTGCCTGCAGCGTATTCAGAGGGTCTGCAGCATCTCCGTCAAATAACCGAGCAACCGCCACGTCACACGGCTTGTCACCGCACAGATATCGCAATTCACCACTCTGCCCGTCTATATAACGGAAGGCCTCGCGCGACCCCTTCCGCAGCAACTGCTCGCCACCGATTCTGCGAGCCGTCTCATCTTGTAGCAGTTCCATCTGCTCCTTCGGCCGCAGAATCTCATCCCAGACGAGTCCCAGGAACGCCTCCGCCAGCGCGGCACGCCACCCTTCGTTTTCGCGCATCGTCTCGTAAAACCAGAGGAGGCCGAAAATATGCTGCTGCTCTTTAACGAGTTCCGCGGGGTTCGTGTAACGCTCGGCCAGTCCAGCATTCACGCCCGCAAAGGCGGCGGCCGGATCTTCACCCCTGCGAACTGCCCCAGCCAGCTGGAGTATCGCGGGCCAAATACCGCGCGTCACCACCTCTGCACGCTGAATCTGGACTACAATCGGCTCGAAGGAATCGCGCTTCACAGGATAGTCCTGGATACGAAGCGAGAGGGGAAGATTTGTGTCGAGTAAGCCATAAGGCTGAAATAGATAATACCCGTTGCGGAATTCAATATATCCCTCTTTCTTTCCAATCTTGATACGGAAAGAGTGGTTGCCGACAATATCAGCGAGAAGACCCCGCAGTGCCGAGGTCGGAATCGCGGACATAATCTCCCGTATCTCCTCAAACCGAAACGCGGGCTGCTCATTCTCCTGGAAGATTGTGCGAACCGCGTCGCGTAGCTCGGCCTCGTGCCACTTTGCGCTGAATTCATCATAGGTTGAGCGGTCGGCCGTCGCGATGTTAATCGGCTTCTCCATCTTCTTGGCGCATTCGTAGGTGCACGTATCAATCCAGTCACAGATCGCGGTGAATTCGGTATCATTGAACTCACCTGACGTGCAGCTCCTTGCGCATCCTCTTGTGTCTGTGGGTCCAGCGAACCAGCAGGGATAAGAATTGCGTCAATGTTCAGATTACAGTCAAGCGCATATCGCTTAAGAACACGCGAGACTTTGCCCATCTGAATCGCCTTGTTCATCGCCACACGATACATATATAAATCGGCAGTCTCGGCATCCTCTTCGGGCAGCACATTCACGAGCAAATAAATCGTCGTATTCCGCTCCTTCTTGTCCAAGAGCGAATGGCTACAAGTGCGCACCCCGCGACCCAGCACCTGCTCCATCTTATTCAAGTGAAACCAGCTGTCAAAGACGTAGATTTCGCGCACAAACCGCAAGTCAATACCTTCGCTGGCCACTTGCGAACCCACGATGACTTTTACGAGAGCACCATCCTTATTCGCATCACTGCGTGCGGCCGCCACCATCGCCGCATTATTGGGGGAGAGGGTGTTGCGACCCGTCAAGAGTATATATTTGGCGGGCCTGAAGACGTGTCCAGCACCTTTGTGCTCCTGCTCTTTGCGACTGCACTTTGCACACTGGCGACCACCTGGTGCCTGGGGCCCATTTCGCAGCATCGGCGTGTCGCGGCCATAGGGTGTATAGCCGTTCGCCTCAAGCACAAGGACAAGAGGGAGTGCGCCCGACTTGATGAATCGGCTATAGACGAATGAGACGCCCTTTGCACCCTGCAGCGCATCTAAGATAAACTTCGCCTTGGGCGAGACCGCGCCGAGTCCCTCCTTCGTCATCCATCCAAGATCCTCATTCGTCGCGGTAAACTGAATAGAACCACCCGAGCTCTGGCGGAAACAGGCATCAAAGCCGGCATCGCGAATGCGGGCCTCAGGTGCCACTCCCTCCACAGGATAGAGCCAGTTTCCACTCTGCACCATAGTATCAATGCTGCTAACCGACAGATTCGCCAGGTTAGAGATAGAGGCATAGGCTTCTAAAGAGGCTCCCTCATAGCTCACAGGCACAAGGGGTAGCTTCATGACATAGCTCGTATTGCCAGTGGGGTCGCCCTTAGGGTTGAACTCGGGCCAGGCAGCCATCTTGGGAACGGGACGACCGCCCTTCAGCGTCTCAGGGAAAAGGCGGACAGGGAAGGACAGCGGATTCTCGCCACGCATGAAACTGATATAGGCCGCCGCCGCATTCCCCAGCTTCTCTTCGCCGCCAACTTGAAAATCGCTATTCGGCTTGAAAATATCCGACTCTGTCAGCTCAAGTCGTTTATCGTTCTTCAGGAGCAGATTCAGCAGAAAAATAATCTCCTTGTAATTGTTGTACATGGGCGTGGCCGTCATCAGCACAAGCTTCATTCCATGAACAATCTCCAGAAGCTCCGTCAGCGTAGGCGACAGCTTCTTGCCGGCAGCCGCATCCGCAACCTCATCGTCACCTCCAGCCGAATCTATATTATCATCACTGGATTCACCGGGAACATCGCGAAGATTGTGGGCCTCGTCAATAATGACAAGGCGGCCCTCAAACTCTAGACGCAGGGCGCCTGCACTGTCTGATCTATCTGACGCCTTCACGCGCTCAATGTAGCGCTGGAACTGGATGTAGCCCATGAACTCATAGCGAGCATTGATGAAATCACGCACACGGCTGGCAATCACACTCTTCTCTTTCTCAAACTCCGTGCCTGTGCGACGGAGGTAATAATCGGCGGTGCATCCCTTCAGTGTATTGGGTGTATTCTCATCCTCCGAGATCTTGACCGCGTCAATATCAAAAATCGTTCTGCGGAAGTTGGGCTGAATATTCGGCGGGGCCACAATAATCACCTTCTTGTTCGGAAAAATGTGTAAATACGACTCGGCAATAGAGATGGCAGCACACGTTTTACCGACACCCACCCCGTGGTATAGTAAAGCCGATTGGTAGGGGCACTGGGCCGACAGGTAGCGGCTCACGAACCGCTGGACAGGACTGAGCTCAAACTCGGCGTTCGGGTTACAAATCGTGTCGGCCTTCTCCTTGAGCTCCGCAAGAGATAGTTGCTTGTTCTCTGCGAACTCAAGCTTGTGGAAGAGTTTCTCGTGAAACCGAGGGTCGTCAAGATCAGGATACAAGCCGAACTGTCCCTCTACGTAGTCTGAAAACGCAGCGCCGTCCGTTGAATCTAACGCCTCCTTTTCACCTGCGCCACCATGGTGCAATGATCCACCACGTTGTATGGCTGCATCATTATAAGCCCACACTGACGAACCAACACTGGAGAAGCGAGGAAATAGCGGCGGGTCGTGACGAAGTGTAAGAGTGTCATAGAGTGCTGCCCTCTTCTGCGGGTCTGTTTCTGTATCCCACTTGTCCCAGAGTGAAGACATCTACCAAGAAGATTCATTTTAAGATGCGATAGAAAGACGGAGAGGGCAATAGTTGCGGAGTAAACTGCTCGCCTTCAAGAGAATCTCCCTCTTCTCTACATTCTCAGGGCGTATCATACTTAGAGCGCCATCCAGCGAAAACCACCCAATATTTCCGACCTCTCTAGACATGTGCTCGTTTGAGCGGTCCATGATGATATCACCTTGAGACGACACATATGCGACGAAATACTTGTGACAATAGTGGATATTATTGCTGCCAAAAAAAGACTCCTGGATCGGATGTAAGTTGCGAATGGGGCAGATATCGACTTCTGTCAGCCCAGTTTCCTCCTTCACCTCGCGAAGTGCGCATTGAAAATCCGATTCGCGGAAATCCCGCCGCCCCTTCGGAAATCCCCACTCTGGTGTGGCCCACATACACGGGGTTTTCTCAATCAGGCCCGCAAGAGTCACAGTCTCTCCTGTCGCCTCGTGCAGATATCCAGCACGGAGCGTCTCCATCTTCACACGCGAAAATTCCTTCTCGGACTTATAACTCTGCCCCTGCTGATCAGTCGTAATCCCCCAGAGTTCACACCAGAGCTCGTCAAATGGCACGGTTAAGAGGCGCGTGCGCTCTTCCTTCGTTGTCCCTAGGAGCTGCTTACAGATATAGTCCACCTCTTGAAGCTTGTATTTTCCTCTCATAAGGTCAACAAATCCAAGACTGTCTCTCCTCTGAATAAGAAGATACTCGATATTAGGCTGATACGTGTCAAGCCCGTTAAGACTGATTGAATTCTGAAGAAGTAGCTGTGCCTGGTTCCAAGCCCCCTTTACACGAAAGAGTATCATTCCATAACTCGTGACAGGTGCGAGACAAGCACGAAATGCATGACCAGTCTGACCACAGTTAGTGCATAATTGTTTTTTGGCATACATACAACACCACTTATAAAATCAGTGATTATTCGTTTAAACCTGTTAATACAAAGAATACCCGTTAATAGAGATGAAAGTCAAAATGCCCCCCGAGGTATGGGGCCCCCTCTTCTGGCATACGATTCACATCGTTGCACTTGGATACCCCGAAAAGCCGAGTTATGCGCAGAAAAAGGCTGCTAAAGAGTTTTTTGAATCGCTTGCATTTTTGATACCATGTGATGTTTGTAGAAAGCACTACGTGCAGCATACAGCAATAAAACCCGTAACACAGTATCTGGATAGAAGACAGGACCTTCTGAAGTGGACAATTGATTTACACAATGAGGTCAATTCATCTTTACAGAAGCCTATCTTCTCGGAAGCGGAGGTCATTCAGTATTATAAACGAATTGGTGCCCGCGCACGGACTCCACTCTGGAGCACGGCAGATTTCGCGGAGGCGGATATGCGGGCACGAATTCAGGGATTATTTGCAGGAGCCACTGCAACTCTTGTCGTTGGTTCTGTTCTTTGGTTTGTAACCAGAGGAGAGAAAATCTAAGACGATACAAGAATGGACGCGGCATCAAAGCTTTTTACTAGACGGCAGGGCGCCCCACCTCCACCTCCACCTTCAAAACAAAGCGCTCCTGTTCTTGCTGTTCCTTCCATTGCGCTGGGATCCATAGCACTCCCTAAACTGCCGACATTGCCAAGTGGCCAACTTATAGGAACAGCGATAACATATCTTTTCTATCTGAGCGCCGCCGTCTTTTTTATCTTCCTTTTACTGGTCTTTGTCCACTTTACGATAACACCTGTGTTCAGTCTATCACCCTATGATAAAGGTATTATAGGAATATCCACGTCACAAGATAAGGAGACCGCGTGGACAGATGCACCTGCAACCAACACAATGAAGACAACAATTTTAAATCCTAAATCATGCGACTATACTATATCATTTGATGTATTGGTGCCGGCCACCTACCAACCAATTACGGCTCCACGTGTTCTCTTCTATAGATCGGCCACAGAGGTTGCGATGCTAGCCTCTGCAAAGACGTCAGACCTTAAGTCTATATTCCCCACTACAAATATCCTCGCCTATATTGATAGCTCAACGAACGATTTGAATATATATGCGATGACCACTAGCGACGCGACAGCATCTGTGTTTACAAGCGAACCGCTTCCACCGATTAAGAATATTCCGCAGGGAACACCATTCCGTCTCTCTATTGCCTTCATGCCCAACTATGTTGAAGTCTATATTGACGGAAAACTCAATGCGACGACGATTCTAAAGGGAACGCCAGTCAGGTCTGAGACTCAATTCTGGCCCCCACCGGCCTCGGTTGCGAGTGCTGTGCAGGTTGGAAGCTTTTACTATTGGCCGAGAGCGCTTATGGCGTCTGAACTCCAGTCGCTCGTTTCTACGTCGGCGGATTTCTTTAAGAAGACAGTGTAGAATGGACTGGTGGGTATACGTTTTAGCAATACTGACAGTTGTAATACTCTCAGTACTGTATTTTCTGCCGGCGACTAAGATGAATGCGTCAAATCTGGGCCCCTATGATTTATCAAAGAAGACGACCGTATTTGACGCTAACCAAGTAAACACATTCGAACAGACAGGGTCCGCCACGCTCCAGGGTTTTTTCTATGTCACACCTCTCCAGCGGACTCCCACAGCAATCACATGTAATACACCTGGCAATCCCTCATGCGAGGATGGGCGATTTCATACCTGCTACTGTGGCGTTGGAAACAACTGTGACAGGTGCCAGCGAAATGGATACGCACCTCTTATGACCGTTGGTGATACGTGTTTTCTCGAGGTTCTTCCGGCTCCAGACGCGGGGCGCCAGGGTAAGGCGATGACACAACTCGCGGTTCGCACCAAGACGACAGTGGATGCGAGTGGAAATCCTCTTATAATTGATGCATCCGGTTCAAGGGCGAACTTTCAGTCTGTGTTTGAGTTTCTCACTCTCCCGCCGATTCCAACGCAGAAGTGGGTAATGATTACAATCTCCCGCGAAGGTCGCAGATTTGACGTCTATTATAATGACGCCCTTGTTTTATCCCAGAAGACTCTTTTTAATATTGCGACGACTGCAGACACAACGGGTATTATAGCAGGAAATTCCGCCTTTAGTGGATATGGTGCCGGCTTTGACTTTAGTGGAGATGCTACCTCGGGTTCCGAGGTTTCTGCCATATATAGTCAACGCAGTGATACTCGTGGCGCACCCTATGTGACTCTGCCGGCCAATGCTGGAAAACTTGAACCCACTGGAGGTCTTGCTCTACCCTCTCTATGTCCTACGGGTGGATGTTTTCCAGGGCCTACTGTTCGTCCCGCGCAACCATGGCTTGATTGGGAAACTTCTTATGCCTAATAATAGTAGATGGACATCCTTACCGGCTTCATAAATCTGCTTGTGGTTGTTATTGCGCTCGTCATAGTTTACTACAGTTTTGGGTTTTTCTATGGCACAAGCACCAGCAATGGTGTAACAGTTGAGAGCGGAAAACTCTCTGCAAATCAAGGTGTAAAAAAGTATACGAATCAGGCCCAGATCTATGAGGGCGGAGAGTATAGTGTCAACTTCTGGGTATATGTCTCTGGCTGGACTTACAAACAGGGCACTCGCAAGCACGTTCTTGAGGTTGGCGGCACCAACTTTGCCACCCTCCTTGTCGCACTCGGATCCACGAAGAACTCCTTATCGGTCCGCGTTGACACCAAGGATGCGTCCGGTTCATCGGTTAATGGCATTGGCCTCACGAATGCCGACAAGGAGCTGTTCTTCAAGCCCCTCCAGTCTGATGGGGCGCTGACTGTCCAGCCCATGTGTGATATTGATGAGATTGACCTGCAGCGCTGGATCCAGGTAACGGTCTGTATCAATGGACGCACCTGCGATGTATATGTGGACGGAAAATTGGCGCGGTCATGTGTTCTCCCGAGCTTCTACAAGGTTGACCCAACAGGTCAATCGGTCACAGTTGTTGACAGGGGCGGGTTTGATGGGTATGTGAGCCGGGTCTCTACATACAATTATTCGCTCAATCCTAGCGCTGTCTATGGAATGTATCAGGCGGGCCCCACAGGTGCGTCGCTGGATCCTTGGGCCTATTTTACTGGACTTTTTCAGACGCAGCAGTAATATCATGATTTAATATTAATTTAGAGCTACTTACAATTATTTTTCACAAAAATGATTGTATGTGGTAGATGGCCTCGTATCCGCAAGCAAGTCCGGGTTTAGTAGATACTGTTTCAGGAAAAACGCCGGTTGGTGAGATTCTGCTTGGGACTCTTTTAATCCTTATAACGGTCACACTCTTCTTTACGAGCGAGGGTATTTACACGGCATCAAAGACAATGTCGACCCGCTTCCAGCATTTAATGAATTATACGGCAAACGCCGACGAAAAGGCGCTGGTTATTCACCAGGACTCCTCTAAGTATGCTGATGCAAAGCAAATTCTCCCCTCTAATAACGAGCCGAGTGGCTCGGAATTTGCATACTCCTTCTATCTCTATGTGAACTCAACGACGTTTGACACGGGCTCCGACGTTCTTCATCATGTATGGCACAAGGGATATGGATGTGTATGGCCTCTCATGGGTCCCGGTGTTTTTATCAAGGGGTCTACAAATGCCATGCGCGTCGTGATGAATACATATGAGAATCCTTATGCTTTCGTGGATGTGGCGAATATTCCTATTCGCAAGTGGTTCCACGTGGTTCTAAATTGCCGCCAAGGCGGTCTTGAGGTCCACATCAATGGAAACCTTGTCAACAAGCTTCGCTTTGAGAACACGCTACCCTACATCAATTACCAGGATATTATCCTCTTTTCAGGTGCGAACTTCACTCTCAATTCGCAGACGCCGGCCCTTAATGGAAAAGCACTTCAGGTGAGCGGCGCGTTCAAGGGAATGATGAGCGAGTTCATCTATACCCGGTATGCGATATCCTTTACGGAGATTCAGACCCTCTACCATGCAGGCCCATCTAAGCAGATAAAGACGTCGGCGCAGGAGCTCCCTCCCTACTTAGCCGACACATGGTGGACATCATCGTATAACTCGTAATAATTCATACCGAAAAACACTATTCTTAGCCTGGTCACACGTCGTGACTTTAATGTCCTACGACTAGTCTGGTTATAGGCGTAAAGTTAAGAAAGGACTCTGTCCTTTCTTAACTTTTAGCATAATCTTACAGCTTAAGAATGATGTTCTAACAAGAAGGGAGAATGACGGGCGGAGGACTCATCAGTTTAGTGGCCTATGGAGCTCAAAACATACTCCTCTCTGGAAATCCGCAAATGACATACTTTTATAAGACATTTCGTCGTTACAGTCACTTCTCCATGGAGAGTGTGACAACGGCGCTTGAGGGGCCGAATGAGCTGTCGTTCGACAATGAAATCAAACTACGGGCAAAGATTCAGCGCAGCGGAGATCTCCTGTCCGACATGTATTTTAGCTTCAGGGTGCCTGATATTTACAGTAAAAACATTACACCTTCGCCCGCGCGGGCGGCGCAGTTTCAGTTCCAGTGGGTCAGATATCTCGGTGCCGCGATCATTAAGAACGCGGCATTTTTCGTAGGTGGCCAGAAAATCCAGGAGTTTGACGGGACCTATCTTATGACGAAGGCACTCGCCGATTATGACCTAGACATGTTTGAGAAGTGGCGTGATCTGATCGGCGATACTAACGAAATATCAGACCCATCCAAGGGAATTTATGCCGGTGGCACGAGTGCCACCGGCTATCCCAGCGTATTCCGTGACCCGACCACGTCAGCAACGACGCAGGTGAACCGGCCCTCCATCTTCGGACAGGATATTCATGTTCCTCTCACCTTCTGGTTTACAGATGCGACGACGCAGGCGCTTCCGCTCGTCGGTCTACAATTTCATGAGTGCGAGGTCCAGCTCACGCTGAATCCAATACGGCGACTCTATACCTATCTGGATGTATCTGGGTTTCGCGTTGCACCCGATTATCGCATGGATGCTGGCACAAAAGATATTCGTATGAATATCCCTGCATATGGCCAGGTCACCGACCTCAGTGGTCAGATTCGTAACTTTCTAACCGACTGGGGTGTCACACCGCCTGCAATAAATACGTGGTTCTTGAATCCCCGTATCCAGTCTACTTATATTTATCTACCGACAGATGAACAAAGAATATTTGCAACAGCACCACTCTCTTATATAATGTATCAAGTCACACCCTATTCATTTGAAGGTCTGTATAATCGTCAGCTTCTAGATTTAGAAACACACAATCCAATTACACGTCTTCTGATTGTGAATCGGCGGTCGGATGTGGTGGCGCGTAATGACTTCGCGAATCTCACAAACTGGTGGAATTTCCCGTATCCTCCTTACAGTCCTACACCTGGCCAAACACCGATAAATACGAGCGCATATGCATCGGGCATCTTGGTGCCACAGGGGCAAATGGGTATTATTCGCGCACTTCGTGTCCTTTGTGATGGTAATGAAATACAGGAGGAGAAGCCGATAGATTATTTTACAAAGATTGTGCCTTGGAAATATATTACGGGTTTTCCGAGGACGATTGTCCCTGTCTATACTTTTTCTTTGACGAGCCCAACTACACAGCCCTCTGGAAGTATTAATTCAAGTCGTGTTCGCAACTTCCAGCTCGAGGTGGATGTCTATCCGCTTCCGTCTGGCACGACCTATACGTATGATTTAACAATCTATGTGGAAAATATTAACTTCTTTGAGGTCGCATCTGGAATGGGTGGATTAAAGTATGCCCTGTAAAATATCCGTCGTCATCAGATGGACACGGTTACAAGTTTACTTGGAAACAAAATGTTTGCGTCCATGTATGATCCAAACGCAGATAAGCTGGCCGCCGACTTTCGTGCCCGAGCGGCAAGTAGTCTAGGAAGTTTAACTGACACTGTTACGAAGGGGAATCAAACACAAGATATTTTAAGCAAGATTCCCGGAGTCAGTGCTGACACGAAAGCGTCGCTTGAGAGTCTTCTTGCAGAAGCGAAAAGCTTCACAACAGGTGCAGCTGGTTCGACGCCGAATACAATTGCTGCCAAAAAGGATGAAGTCGATACGAAGATTCAGGCCATTGTCAAGAAGGCGCAGGTGGAGGCAAAGGATGCGAAAGTTGCAGAGACAAAGGCAAAGACGGCCGCCGTGAAAGAGAAGGTTGAAAACCAGAAATTCTCGGTTACCAGACTTGCTGGGCGGATCTGGACGAAATTTAAGATGTATTTCTTATATCTTATCATTGCGATTCTGGCACTGTGGGGAGGATCCATGTCAAGTAATGCTATGATATCTACACCAGTCTATATGCGATTCTATTATTTTGTCTATGGAACTCTTCTTTTTCCAATCGCCTTCATCTTTGCGCTTATGAGATATACAGGTGGAGGCGGCGGTGCGTATCACGCAGTGTTAGCGCCTCTTATTGAAGGACCTGTTCTAAATCCGGTGATGGCGGGTCTCTTGTATCCTTTTGTATACACTGGCGCGAGCACCCTCGTTACGCCTCTCCCTGTTTCGACGGTAACTGGTACGACTGCGTTGCCTGAAGCTGCTATTATGGCAAAGGCGCAGCAGAATGCTTTTGCTGCGAGCATTCCTGCAGCATATGCTGCTATGCCTATGGCTATGCCTATGCCTACACCCGCCGCGGCGGCGGCGAAAGTGGGCTTAATCGGAAGTAGCGTATAATAGATAGACAATGCCGCCCTCCACACAGCGCGATGTTGAATTTCCTTTTGTATCGGTCATTACACCGACATACAATAGGAGACGGTTTATACCATCACTTATTCAGTGCTTTCTTTCACAGACCTATCCAAAAGATCGGATGGAATGGATTGTTCTTGACGACGGATCGGATAGGGTTGAGGACATTTTCTCCGAAGCTAAAGATAAACTCACAAATTTTCGGTATCTGTATGAGGATGAAAAGAAGAATATTGGTGCAAAGAGGAATCGTCTGAACCGAGAGTCAAAGGGCGAGATTATTGTGGCGATGGACGATGACGATTTCTATTTTCCAGAGCGCGTCCATGCAGCAGTCCAGGCATTCAAGAAGAATCCCAAATATGAACTTGCAGGCAGCTCGGAAATTTATATGTATTATTCTGATATCAAGGAAATCTACAAGCTGGGGCCATATCATCCAAATCATGCCACGAATGGAACAATGGCCTGGCGCCGCTCATATGCATCTACACACCTCTATGATGAGGAGGTCACGCATGCAGAGGAACGTTCATACTTGGACAATTATAAGCACCCGATGTTACAACTAGACCCTAAGAAGGTAATGCTTGTAATGAGCCATACGGAGAATACATTTGATAAGAAGAAGATGCGCGATGAACCGAATCCTTTCGTCAAGAAGACGAGTATGAAGCTGAAGGATTTCATACGCGATGGAGAGCTGCGGACCTTTTTTGCGAGCGCATAAGGTGTGCCTAAGCGAACACCTGGGTAGGTGTGCCTAAGCGAACACCTGGATAGGTGTGCCTAAGCAAACACCTGGACAAGCGAACACCTTGGCCAGTCTAAACGATAAACAAAGAACCCATCTTAGATGAGTTCTTTGTTTGTCACAGAACAGAGCACCGTTGCATTAAGAATACTTAATCAGGCATATGTGAATGAGTTAACATCGGATTCGCCGCGGGTTAACATCACGAGTCCCCATCTGAAAGTGCCGCTCCGTGCTCACCAGGCTGCGGCGACACAGGCAATGCTGGATCACGAGAAGCGACTTTCAACGGGGTGGGATATTTCTGGACAAACCCTCTTCAGTTCGTGGGCCATTCTAGGCGACGGTGTAGGAGTGGGAAAAAGTCTCACCGTTCTCTCACACATTGCGCAGCTCAAGGCAGCGACAGCTTTTTCCCCCAAGATGCCGAAACTGTCCATACCATCAAGTCATTATTTATATAGCATGGAGAATACTACAACAGATTTATCAGAGTGTTCCGCATCTCTTATTGTTGTCCCTCATACTCTTTTTCGCCAGTGGTCCACCTATATAAAAGACCAGACGAATCTGAACACGTTCTATGTGACGACGAAGCGGAGTCTGGAAGGAGCCTTCTGGAAGAGTCTTAACGACGCAGATGTGGTTCTGATTTCAAATACGCTTTATAAGGAGTTTATTTTGAAAGTAATTGATGTCCGCTTTAATCGCGTCTATATTGATGAGGTGGATTCAATTCATCTGTCTGGTTCGGTTCCGCTGCCACAGACCAAATTTACATGGTTCGTTTCAGCATCATGGCCAAATCTTCTCTATCCCAGTGTCAATCTCTGGGTAGGTTACAATATGTTACATAACTGCGTATTCTCGCCGAATTCAACGTTCCATCCCGATTTTATAGAGCAGTTCAGGCCAAATTATCTCTCAAGACAGCCTTATCATACCTACCGATACCACGTTGTATCACTCACTCTTCTGCGACGTATCCTCTTACCGAATCATCCTCTCAGGGGCCATCTTGTTCTTCGCTGTAGCACGGGTTTCATTGCTGAATCCATTTCTCTTCCGCCTATCTATCGCCACACGGTTCTTTGCAGGGCGCCAATTTCCCACCAGCTGGTGGCTGGCATAATTTCAGCGGATGTCCAGGCGTTCCTCCACGCTGGAGATGTCCAGTCGGCCCTCCAGCAACTGGGTGTTAGCGCCGAGCAGTCTACAAATCTGGTGGATGCCGTCACTGATAATCGGAAGAAGGAGCTGGCGAGGCTGAAGCGCGAATATGAGTTCAAGGCCAGTAATGAATATAGAACACCCCAGGCGAAAGAGGATGCACTGGCCCTCCAGAAGGCGAAGATAGATCGGTTGGAGGAGCAGATTAAGAGTATCAAGGAGAGGATTGAGAATTTCCAGAAGGAGATTTGTCCCATTTGCTTCGATGAGCCCCAGGACGCCCTTCTTACCAAATGCTGCCAGCGAGTTTTCTGCGCCGCCTGTATTCTCCAAAGTCTGGCGCGAAAGTTGGATTGCCCCCTCTGCCGCAAGACTACAAATCCGTCGGACCTTAAACGGATTACTGCGGACGGTGACACGAATACGATGGTTGTTGCGCCGGCACCTGCCGCAGGACAGCCCCTTCTGAAGAAGGATGCTCTCATCAGGCTTTTTAAGGAGAACCCAACAGGGAAATTCCTCGTTTTCAGCCGCTATGACAACCCCTTCTTACAGATTACGAGCGAGCTGGAGGCAGTCGGTATTAACGGAATCCGAGAGGTGAAGGGCACGAAGGATGTGATCCAGGCGACGCTCAATTCCTTCCAGAAGGGAACTCTGCGATGCCTTCTCCTGAATAGTCTTCACGCGGGTGCTGGTTTAACGATTACAGCTGCCACTCATATTATCCTTCTTCACGCGATGAATATTGAGGAAGAGAAGCAGATTCTTGGACGCGCTTACCGTCTTGGACGGAAAGAGCCTCTGAATGTGTATAAGCTGGTTCACCAGGACGAGATGGATGTTGCCGCATAAATGCTAATGCCGCATAAATATTTATGCTAATGACCGATACAGTTTCTGAATAGAAATCGCCTCCAAGCGGCGAACTCTATCCGGTTTTATTCCTCCCCGCACCAGCTCCGTATTCGCATACATCGGCGACATGCGCACAGGCACTTTGTGCGTATCCGAGATCTCACACAGCAACTTCCACGCATTGAACATGGCCGACTGCTTTGTGAGCACCGGTGTATAACGCATCTTGTCTATTTCAATCGGCTCCTTCGTCGTAGGAGCCTCCTCGGTCAAACGCATGCTGATATGCTTAAGTTTGAGCTTAAGACTGAGCGGCAGGATATTCCAGCACTGGTAGAAAAATGCCCAGAAATCTCCCTGGTCAGATGTGCGGTATGCCTCAAAGAGCGAAAGATAGAGTTCCCAGGCCTCTGGGGTAGAGCCGAAGTGGGCCTCAATTCTTTCTGGGAGATTCTCCAGTGAAATCAGGCTGGCGAGATTCCCTTCATTGTTTTCAATGTCCAGCTCCAGGGCTGGATCGGAGTCTTGCCAGAGGGACCACCAGGCAACCGGAACAACCCCCTCTGGGACCATGATTTCCTCTTCAGCTCGCTCGTATCCTGAAAGCTGGCGCTGGAGGGAGCGGAGATCCGTTGTCATTCCAGCTGGAATTTTCCGTCCCAGCCACTCCTCCAGGATGGACTGGGTGGCGCCTTCAATGCGGAGGGTAAGGCAGTGCTTGGCGATTTGCTGGAGGGCGCGAGTATCCAGTGTGTTGCTGATGAGAATGAGAGGGCGTCCATCCACAGACTCGGGAGACTTCAGATAGGTAAGAAGTTCCTGGAGACCTCCTCGCTCTCCGTTGCTGAGTCCGTCAATCTCGTCTAGGAGAATGCCGATACCCCCCTTCTTACCTGTCTCCACCATGCGCATGATGCCGCCCTCTTTCAGTAGAGGGACAATCACTTTGCGGAAGGAGGTTCCACTGCGTGTGTGACTGGCATTGAATTCTAGGACCTTGAGGCCGGTGGCTTCAAAAACTCTGTGAGCGAGGGTGGTCTTTCCAACTCCTGGGGAGCCGAGGAGAAGGACGGCGCGGGCCGTTGTGCGTGTATTTATCCAGTCTGTAATTTGTCTTTCTAAGTCTGGATAAAGACAGTGAGTTCTCTCTAACATCTTTCTTACTACATAACTTACCGCTTAAGCTCATCGCCGAAACGCAATAAGACGTAAAGTCATCGCCGAAACGCAATAAGACGTAAAGTCATCGCTTAAGGCGCAGGCGGCACACCGCCGAGGCACACCGTTCCGTCCCATACACCCTCCCATGTCACCTTTTTGGCCGCCGCCTCAGTGCATAGGGCTTTTGTGCGGGCTGCACCCGTGAGATTGGCCGATAGATTGAATACATTGTTTCCACTCGGCGTTGACGAAGACGTCCACCTCGGCATGTTACCTGCTACACCCGTATTGTCTACACAGTATGTAACTCTATTTCCGCTACTGTCAGCTACCCCCTTGTAGATAGAGAGGAAGTCGGGGCACACATTGATTGATGGGGGCCAGGGTCCTACAACAGCAGTTGTCTTGCCACTGGCCTGGAACCAGCGCGTGCCGAAAAAGGCCTCTATTACAACGGCCCCCACGAGAAACATGATGGCCGCGATTGTGCGCCCACTGGAGAAGAGAACAAAGGCGCCGCCTGATGCGATCACGAAGGATAAGAAGATGTAAAATAAGAACACGTAGTCCATTCTACTGTGATAGAGGAAAATCAGTTACTACAAATAACTGATTTTGATGTTTAAAAAATAAAGTAGACAACAGCTTACTTTTACGTTTACCGACCCCACTTGGCCACCGGCGTCGGCACCGTGCCAGAGGACGCATCGAAGCCAACCTCGATGTAGCCCGTCAGGAAGTCCTGGTTCGGGGTCGTGCCGGTGGCACCGCCCACGCCGAACGTGGACTGGGTGCCCGTGGACTGCGGGACGACCAGCTGGACCTTGCGGAACGTGCGGCCGCCAGACAGGTACGTCTTGCCGTGGTCCTTGAGGAGGCCATTGCCCGAGTTGTTCACAGAGGACAGGTAACGCGAGCCGAAGTAGGCCCACGAGGTGGACGCGAGCTGGTTCGTCGTGGCGTTGAGGCCATAGATGAGGCCCGTCAGATTGCCGACAGGGATGTAAAACTCGTTGTCCAGAGACACGATGCGCTGGGAGCGACCAACTGAACCTACAGACGTCATTTCTATATTTATGCCGTAGAAAAAAATTACGCGGAATTCAATAAAATCTTGGAAGGCGAGCTTTTATTGAATTGTAATGAGCCGGTGTTTCAGTTTCTGGAAAACCAAGGCAATGGTTATTTACCGACCCCACTTGACAACCGGTGTCGGTGTGGTGCCAGCCGCGGCATCGAAGCCAACCTCAATGTAGCCCGTAAGGTAGTCCGAGAGGGGCGTCGTGCCCGAAGCGCCGGCCACGCCGAAGGTAGACGTGAGCTTCGTTCCCTGCGGGATCACCAGCTGGACCCTGCGGAACGTGCGCCCACCGGATATGTAGGTCTTACCAACGTCCTTCAGTAGACCAGCGCCAGACGCATTCACGTTGTTAGCATAGGCACCAGACGCCCACGTCGCGCCAGTTAACGCACCCGTCGTGGTGTTCAGAGCAAAGATCTTCGCAGAGCAATCACCGATGGGCATGTAGTATTCGTTATCCATTGAAACAACGCGTTGAGAGAGACCAGCAGACATTCTATATCCCGGACTTAGAAATAAATTTCATAACTAGATAGAATGAGCAGTCCGATAACACTTCCATTTACAAGTGGCGCTGCCGGTGGTCAAAATGGACGCATTAATCTGAATCTTGGGGCGCCGGATGTAAACGGCCCGATTGATTCCTTTCCAGCATATACGCACCAAACGGCGGTCGAGACGAATTTCCAGGATGACATGTTACGGGGTAACTGGGAGGCGAATAGTCTGAGTAAGAGCTTCTTCTCCGTGGAGAACATCAAGACGGTTCAGAACACGATTCGGAAGGAGGTCTTTAACCAGAGTAAGCCGAAAGGGTATGTGATTGACGAGCAGAGCGCCGATGAGTTGAAGATTATTATGCGCGCGATGTATTACCAGTATGCCCGGAATATTCCGCAGGGTATTGCTGAACAGGTAGCGGACCTCAACAAGAAGGTGGTGGATTGGTCAGTGCCTCACATCTTATCGGCGGTAGACCACTACTATTACTATCTGAATGACATCAGCCACATGCCGATACCGATGCAGTCTCCGCAGAGTATGTCGTCGGCTGGAACGAAGAGTTTACCGCTGAACCCTTATATGTAACGTAGATTAAAGTCAAAAGCTTCTATCTTTATCTCCGACGTGTGGACTAGGCGGAGGGTGTTTCGGCGGCCCTCCTCCACGCCGCTGTAGCTCTTCATCGTGCGTGCTCACATCATACATATCTCGCGGATATGGAACTACATAGTTTCCATCATCAATACAATTGTTAGAACAATACATATTTTCTTTGTTCAGAAGAACCCAATCTTCGGGTGCTGTATAATACGCCGGCATTGTAGCAGGTAGTTTTTGAATGTGTTTTGCCGTCGCCCACCAGAAGTTTCCGACATAATGAACGTCATTATAGTTACAGCCATATGTATCGTGTGTTTCTAGGACCTTTACGGCATTTTTCCATAATTTAAAATTACAGTCTAGCATAGAGTTGAGCCAAAATAACAGAGGCTTTTCTTTGACCGTATTAAAGTGTTTTATGCCTTTTGTGTGTAAATAATAGTAAAGGGTATTGGAAGGATCTTTGAATGAAGAGTCTCTCATATGAAAGAGTGTGGGTCTTTCATACTCGGATGGTTTGCCGATATAAATAATTTTTATCTTTGGGTCTTTGAATCGTGGATCATCTTCATATTTACCAGATTCATTCAGAATACCAATACGAAGCTCTGTTGTCGCGTCAAATAATCCATATGTTTTCAATACTTCCATGGATGTATCAAATGATCGTTTCCATTCACCGAGTTGACAGACGTGAAAATAACCAATTATATTACTCTCTTGAAATCCTTCTTTTAGTTTACTATTCGCATAAATGAACACGAGTAGTGCCGCTATAAGTATCAATAAATGAACAGTCTTCATTTATTGATACCTAGAAATTAAGTTATCCGGAATCTTAGACCCGCGAACATTTCAAACCGGCACTAAGCAAAGTCTTCCTTCGGCATTTTACGCTTGAATCTTGTTTAGAAAAGTTCGCGGGACGCCGTTCAACGAATATTTTAAAATGTTCGTTGGTCTATAATAATATACTATAGTAGTATGAAAACGCTTATAATACTCATTTTCATAGGTATACTCGTATATTGTATTACGGCTAGTCCCAATCTAGACGGATTTCAAAATAAAAATCAAGTTGAAATGGTGATTGCGCGGTATAATGAGCCACTCGACTGGATTAAGCAGGAACCTTTCAATCGATACCCTATTATTATTTATAATAAAGGCAATAACACAAACTTTGCGATGACGGATAAGGTACAAAAAGTTATTAGTTTAAAAAACTTAGGAAAATGCGATCATACGTATTTTCATCACATTGTGAATAGATATGATAATTTAGCAGACGTTACTATATTTCTACCTGGTTCTATTGATACACGAAATGATAAATATACCAAAACGATAAAGATATTTGATAATGTTGATAAATACAAGACAACAGTGATGATAGGTAAGAAAAATTTTGACGTTAAGGATGAATTATACAGTTTTGCATTAGATAATTATGTAACAACTGACCCGCGGAATAAGGCGTCGAATGGCGAATCTACCTTAATTCCTGCGCAGATAAGACCTTTTGGTAAATGGTATGAAAACAAGTTTGGTTCGCTCAATACACAGTATGTATTATATACTGGAATCTTCGCGGTGGCAAAAGAGGATATACTACAACACCCGGTCTCTTATTATCAAACCTTTCTTGATGAACTGTCGGTTGGATCCAATCCAGAGGTAGGGCACTATGTGGAGAGGAGCTGGCAGGCTATCTTCAACCCGCCCAGCAATCGGGTTTACATAGAGGGCTTTAACGACGATAGACTGGTATAAAGCAGTGTCACTTTCTGAAAGTAGGTGGTCGAAGCGTCGGCCCAAAATTGACGCGCTACCCACGGGGGGAGTGTGTGTGCGGCGGCACAAGTGGTCCATTAGTCTAGTGGTCAGGACAGGAGGCTTTGAATCAAAGTAGAAACCTCTTAACCTCGGTTCGATCCCGAGATGGACCTATTGCCCGTGTAGCGCAGTGGATAACGCGTCCGCCTTCTAAGCGGAAGACCGTGAGTTCGACCCTCACCTCGGGCAAAAGTTAGGATTCTTTAAAAATCCATCTTTGCCGTCATAGCTCAGTGGTAGAGCACCCGCTTTGTAAGCGGTAGGTCCTGAGTTCAATCCTCAGTGTCGGCACAAAAGTTTGTAGGTATCTTTAAAAAACCTTCACATAGCTCGCATAGCTCAGTTGGTAGAGCAGCGCTCTTATGTCAATAATACGGCATGCATAGTGAGGCGTTAGTCATCGGTTCAATTCCGATTGTGAGCATATTTTTTATGAGACCAACGTTTGGTCTGATACGAAATATGAAATTTGACGCGTGGGTCAAAAATTGATGCGCCGCGGCCCACATAGATTGATGGGGATAAGGATGCTTACAGCAACAAACATATATATTATATATTCTCTTGCATCCTGGAACCCCTCCCATCTTCGATGGGGGATTACGAGGATGTCCGAGTGGTTAAGGAGACAGGCTTAAGATCTGTTGGCGCAAGCCTCGAGGGTTCGACCCCCTCTCCTCGTAAAGAGTTTCCCAGTTCTCCAAAAACAAGGTGGTGATCATAGATGATCCGTTTGCTGTTCTCGTCAAACAGCATTTCCTCCGATGTAGTCTAGTGGTTAGGATAGGGCTCTTTCACAGCCTTGACCCGGGTTCAATTCCCGGTATCGGAACCAACGCAAATAGTTCAGTGGTAGAATAACGGGTTTCCATTCCGTTGACGTGGATTCGATTTCCGCTTTGCGTAAACAGTTTGGTTCTTCTGTAAAAAGAACCTGGTGGAGGAGTACATATTTACTGGCGTAGTTCAGTTGGTAGAACGCAGGCCTTTTATAGATATTAATAGTATCATGATCGCTAGCCTGTAGCCGCGGGTTCGAGCCCCGCCGTCAGTATACAATTATTTTTTATGATATCAATCATTGGTTTCATAAGAATTTCCAGATAAATCCACCTGCTGTTTTATAACTCTTAACACCTCTACATACGCAAGCAATTGTTGAAGAACTGATTCCTATTTTTTCACCTGCTTCTACCGTGCTTGTATATGTTTCAAGAAGGTTGCCTTTATCATCATATTTTCCAACCGCTTTTCTATTCGGAGAAATGTGTCCCTTTTGAGAGAATAGAACTGAACTATTTTTAATATATTCATTAAATGTTCCATTATCTCTCCGTTCCTGCCATATTTTTTTGATAGAATTACTGAGTTTTATTCTTCTCTCTTCGGTAATTGATTTACCAAAATTATGATTTTTATTCCCCATCTTTGACTGACTATTTTTTCTTCTTATTTCATCTGTAACAGGAGTTAGTTGCCTGCCCTTTAGTTTTTCTGAGATAAGCTTTATTGTTTCAGGATGATGTCTTCCATGACTTCCACCACTTTTTAAATTGTATCCATTTGGAGATAATGTGTTATATTTTCTTATATATTCATCTTCAAACTTATTACAATCTCCATCAAAGCATATACAAATTATCTGAAACTTAAATGTCTCAACACCGTGTTTCTTATACGCATTTAAGAGACATCTTCCTATTGTATATTTATCACATATTTTATGTTCTTTCCACCTCTTTTCAATATCTTCCCTCTGGGTCTGCCCAACATATCTTTTTCCATTAATCGTATTTGTTATAAGATATATATAGCCCATTTACTCTTGTCTAAGATTAAAATCGCTTAATCAATTTTTCTAAAAAAATGTTGTAAATAAGATGATTTATGAATCATCCCCCCCCTTTTATTATAGATCCGCTCTTCTTAGATAACGACTCACACCTTCGCAACCACCTTGATCTTCCGCTTCTTCGCAGGCGGAGCCCCACCATTCAGCAGCGCAAACTCACGCTCCTCCCTCACCTTGAGCCACACCTTCTCAAAGTCGGCAAGATCCAGCAACCACATCTTGGAAGCACTCGTGGCCTCCAGAGCCTCCACTGCCGCGCGGGCCTTCTCCACAAGCGCCTCTGCCTCCGCAACCGCCGCAGCCTTGACACGGTCCATACGAAGACGAAGCAGATAGTCGTAACTGTCTACATCGTCAGTGTCCTTCTTGCCTGACAGAGGAGGTAGCGCGTGCGCCTTCATCGCTGCCACAATAGCCTCGTCGCTCGCACGCCGCAGCTCGATAGTTCCCTCTAGCACCCCTCGAATGAACCGCGCCTTCGCATCAGCCTCCATCGCCTCAGCACGCAGACGGTCCATCTCGCTCTGCCGCCGCTCCTCATACTTTGCCAGACGAGGTCCGAAGAACGCCTCCAGAATGTCGCCCACACACGAATACCGCACAATCTTCGTGTTCGTGTCAAAGCAGACCATGTTGCTCGTGCGCCACGTGGTGATCAGTCGGAACCGCTTCTCAAACTCGCTTACATTCCTCTTCGCCTCCTCGTAATAGTAAGGATCCAGATAGAGGTCAAAGCGCACATCCACGTGGTTGTAGAGGTCATCATAGTTGAGAAGCGCAGGCTTGCCATCCTCCAGCTTTCCCGCCTCCATGTCCTTGTTGGTGCACATCTCATCCAAGAAGGCCTTGTAGTCATTCGTCCACGTCCCCACAGGAAGCTCTGTGATACTAACAATCTTCTTCTCATCGTCAAACGCATAGAGACCGCGCGTCTGCCAGACACCGTCAGAGGGCATCGTCATGCGGCCACGGAATCCCAGCCACCAAGGCTGTAGAGCCAGATTCGCCAACGAATCCCGCCGCCCCTCGAGCCTGTCGCGCAAAAGCGCAATCATGTCGTTCGGGTTGAACGGCGGAATGTCAGTGCTAAAGCCAGTGCCGATGCCAACAGAGCCGTTGACGAGCAGCATAGGCAGAACAGGCCAGTAGCACTCGGGCTCAACAGCTAGACCATCATCATCTAGATACTTGAGAACACCATTGTCCTCCTTGCGGAAGATGGTCCCAACAATCGGCTCCAGATGCGTGTGGATATAACGCGGAGAAGCCGCGTCCTTACCACCCATGAGACGGGAACCAAACTGCCCAATAGGGGCAAGCAGATTGATATTGTTCGCGCCGACGAATGTCTGTGCCATACTCGTGATAGCGCCCGTCAGAGATGCCTCACCATGGTGATAGGCCGCATGCTCTGAGACATAGCCCGCCAGCTGTGCTACGCGAATCTCGGATGTCAGGCCGCGCTTCAAGCAGCCGAACAGAATCTTGCGCTGAGAAGGCTTGAGACCGTCAATCAGATGTGGCAGAGAGCGAATATTGTCCGCGTTGCTGAAGTGGATGAGCTCGTCGTTAATGAAGTTGCTATAAGGAACTGCACCACCAGCACCCACTGTCAAGAGGCGCTGCGGGTCGTAGCCTGCCAGCCACTTCTTGCGGTCATCTGCACGCTTCTTGCTGAAGGCGAGCGAGAGGCTCTCATCTGTAGCAAGGTCCCACTGATACTTGATCTCGTGGAGAGCGCGGAACCACTCTTGGGCCTCCTCAGGCGTGCTGGTGCCCAATCCCTTGTAATACTTCAGAGTCCAGCCCTTCGGATCATGAGCCGCCTTCCAGGTATCAAACTCGCCTTGAGAGTAGAAGCTGACAACGTCGCCACGGCGAGACGCCTTCAAGAGCGGAGTCATGAGAGAGCAGACGAAGCCGGCCTTCATGAGGCTAGGCCACTCCGTGTGGAACAGATTCATCAGGAGACCCTTGATGTGAGACCCGTCCAAATCCTGGTCTGCCATCACCATCACACGACCATAGCGGAGGGACTTGAGGTCCTTGTAGACCTTGCCCTGCTCCAGACCCAGAATCTTCTTGATGGCAGTCAGCTCCTCATTCTTGCTGAACTTGTCGGCGCTGACGTCGCGGACGTTGAGCATCTTACCCTTGAGAGGGAAGACACCCCACGCCTCCCTTCCAACGACCTTGAGACCTGTGATAGCGCTGGTGGCAGCCGAATCTCCCTCCGTCAGAATGAGAGTGCAGTCGGACGACTTGCCAGAGCCGGCCCAGAGAGCGTCCACCAGCTTCGGCATTCCACGCAAGGTGGTCCGCTTCTTGCCGTCCGTCTTCTTGGCGTCCTTGGCAGCCTTCGCGTCCAGAATGTTCTGCGCCTCGTCCATCAGACCAATCTTCACGAGACCCTCTACCAGCTTTCCGCCGGTCTTGAAGACGCTGCCGAACTTCGCCGCAGGCGTCGTCAGGCACTCCTTCGTCTGGGAGTCAAAGGACGGATTCACAATCGTGGAGTTGACGAAGAACATGACCGCGTCCTTGAGCTGTGCAACCTTGATGTCCAGCTTCTTCTTCTTGGTCGCCAGCTCACAGAAGTCGCCGAGAACGGTGCGCATGACGGCATCCACGTGCTTACCACCCTTCCGAGTGTTCACAGCGTTGACGAAGCTGACGTGCTTCTCGTCTGCAGCATTGTCCTCATCGTCGAACAAAGTCCGCGTCAGGACGGCAGCCACCTCCCAGCGGTCAGAGCACTTCTCGTAGGCGAGGACGGCACCATCCTTCACGAACAGACGGACGAACTTCTCGAACGTGTTGGTCGCAACCGTCTCGCCATTCCAGGAGACCTTGACGTCCTTGCCAGCGAGGGCGGCCAACTCCAAGCAGCGAGTGCGAAGAACAAGCAACATCTCTTCCATGTTCAGTCCAACAAAGCGGCTCAGATCGGGCTGATAGGTGATCTTGACGAAGCCCGTCTTCGCGGCATCCTTCTTCACGGATGCCTTGTCGCATGTCAGCATATGGTCCCGCCATGTCTGCGAATACTTCAGACCATGCTTAGGAGAGCGCGTCTCAACAGTGAAGTTGTGAGAGAAGATGTTCGTCAGCTTGGCTCCATAGCCATTCTTGCCGCCGACAATCTTCTCCTCCTCCTTGTTGTAGTTTCCGCTCGTCAAGAGGTGCCCGAAGATCATCTCAGGGACGAAGACCTTCTCTGTGGGGTGCTGCTCAATAGGAATGCCGTCGCCGTCGTTCTCTACGCAGATGAGGAGACCGGATGCCGTGACGCAAGCACTCACCTCAATGTGCTTGATGGGTGTGCGCCCCTCTTCGCCACTCCGAACAAGAGCATCCCGAGCATTCACGACAATCTCGTCAAAGAGCTTGTAGAATCCAGGGTTGAAAGCGCAGTGGCGATAGACCATCTTCCCCTTCTCTGCATCAAAGACCCAGCGCATCTCATCGTGCGTCTCTACAGACCCAATGTAGGTGTCAGGCAGCTCCAGAATGTGCTCACGGTGCGTGTGCTTCTTATAGGCATCGGCGGTAGACATTTTATTATACCAAGGGTGGGGGTCATGCCTCCTTCAAATTTGATGCTCCCTCCTAAAGAGAAGGCCATCACCCGATGCCCTGTAACAAATGTATGCTATTCATACACGATTGTTTACAGCAGACACCGCATCCATCATCTAGACATGCGACCCAGTTCAAGCGTCGCAGACTACTCGGTTGTATAGAGACGGTCAGTTATCTTCTTGCAAAACAGATTGAGATTGATAGACCCGATATGTATGAGTGGCTGAACATGATGGAAATGATGAACTGTGCTGTTCTTAACCAACAGGCCTCCCGCGACTATCGCATGTATCAGATATGGATAGCAAACAAAAACACAATCGATGAGATTATTACTATTCTCATCGAACATGCTATTCTATCAAAAACCCAGAGCAGATATCCCTATGAGGAATGGTTTGCGGAAAAGGGAATGTTCCTTCTACAAAACCTTCGCCAGATTCACATAGAACATTCGGGGGCTAAGTTTATAAAAATAAAGGCACCAGTTGACGAGTATGATGGGCTCTACAGTTAGTTCTTCACCATCATGAAAATCTTATCATTATCCCAGCCAGGTGAGAATTTATTATTGTGTTCCATTTCAATGAATCCGTGAAAGGCCAGTTGGTCCTTGATAGGCTCAATAACGTCCATATAGTCTTTGTGCGGCACATTGCGGAATACGTCCTCAATCAGAAAGATGCCACCAGGCTTCAGAAACGGCAGTGCGGCCTGCACAAGTATTTTCTGATCCCAGACGTCGTGGGAGGAGTCGTCTAGAATCACATCTAGATTTCCACCTGTAGCAGTGAGGACAGCGCGAATACTCTCGACGCTGCGCACATCCATGTTCGCAAACTTCGTATTCGTGTATCCGAAGCTGGCAGCATTCGTAAGAAAATCATCGTCGCGGTCAAAGAAAAAGAGCTCACCCTTCTTGAAATAGTTGGCCCACATGTGAACACTGGACCCGCCGGCCACGCCAATCTCGGCAAAACGGACAGGCTTATTCTTGTATGTGGCGAGAAACATGGAATAAAAGGGCGTATAGGGGTGGCGATGGCCCCGTGGGTTAAACGGGCTCTTATCAGTTTGGCATTCCGCTCCGAGAACACATAGTTCGGTGAGTGCGCGACTGGATTCTAGAGAGAATGCGGGAATCATCTGTTATTTCTTGGAGCGGGCGTTTAAGTCTAAATTTGTTCTTTACATGAAGTAAATGTCAAATGATGCCAAGCAGTGTCCGTGGTGTCAGCGCTGGTGCTTGAAGGATGCTGCATGCGCATATGTATTCGCATGTGGCCTGGAGACAACGGGTAAGTTTCATGCGGGCAAAGGCTGTGGCCGCACATGGTGTTGGACGTGTGGAAAGAAATATTGTAGCCCGTATTATGATCCCGAGTCAGGGCAGCGTCTACCGAGTGCTAAGGATAATCATGACCCGTTTTGCTGTAAACAGGAGGAAGGATTCAAGGAAGAGGAGTATTGTGGTGGGGGGCATTCGGGTCATTGTGCAAGGAGGTGGTAAAACCTGTGGTAAAATATACAGCCCAAGTAAGATGCGTGGTGGCGGAAGTTACTACCAACCGATACAATATGTAAGCAGAGGCGGACAACGTCTTCGTGGTGGCTTCTACCCGTCCATCATGGGCGGTGTGCTTAGTAACGGACCCATTCTCTTCACACCAGCATTAGCGTCTGGATTCCGTCTTCTCCGAAATAATACGGAGCGGATGAGGAGCCGGAGCCGCAGCCGGAACCGGTCAACCCGCCGTTCCAAACGCACCTTAAACAGGCGAAAAAATACGCGCAAAGCCTAAAGATTGGAAAGGGAAGCCAGTATAGGAAATGTCTCTTGTCCGAGCCAATCAGAATGGCAATCTTTTTGAAATCAAGACCGTCCAGAGCGGTGCCTTCCGGACCCTCATTGAGGCCCTGAAGGAGATTCTTACGGAGGCGAATCTGGAGTTTGATAGCCAGGGCATCAAGATTATGGCTGTTGACGAGACCCATACGGTTCTTGTCTATCTCCGTCTTCACAGCGACCGTTTTGAGAACTACTTCTGCCCTGCCAAGCATGTGCTCGGCGTCAACATGATCTACCTCTTCAAGCTTATCAAGACGATGGGTAATAATGACTCGCTGACGCTCTACCTCCCTGCCAGCAACCCCAACAAGCTAGGTATTCGCATGGAGAACAGCGAGAAGTCAACGACCACGAACTACTTTCTCAAGCTGTTCGACACGGATGTTGAGGATATCCAGATTCCGTCTCTCAACTTCACCAGTATTATCCACATGCCTTCCATTGACCTCCAGAAGATTTGTCGCGACATGAATGCGCTGGGTGAGAAGCTTGATGTAGAGATTACGAGTTCAGGAACGGACCTCATCTTCCGCTGCATGGGCGACTTTGCGGAGCAGGAGACGATTATCAGCGAGAACAGCAGCAGCATGAAGGTTCACAAGGCTGCTGGCGCTATTAATGAGATTGTCCAGGGCATCTTCCAGCTGAAGCACCTTGTGCTCTTCACAAAGTGCACGAGCCTGTGTCCATCTATTGAGCTCTACCTGAAAAATGATTTCCCTCTCATTCTGCGTTACACCGTTGCGAATCTGGGAGAGATTAAGTTGGTTCTGGCGCCGATGAAGAATAAGGCATGAGCGAAGTGGCATGAGCGAAGTGGCATTAGCGAAGTGGCATGAGCGAAGCTTATGCAAGAACCATCTCAGGCGGGCTAGGCCGAATCAGACTAAACGCCATCGTCTGCGTAGGATTTCCACCACCCTGGTAAGCATTCACTCCCATAACAATCTCCCCCTCATCTGACGGCGGATCATCAAACTGAAGTCTCACTTCCTTCTGATGATGCGAGTGACCCGAAACCCAGGCGCGAACAGGCCAGCAAATCATATCATCCAGATTGCTACTATAGTTCTCAACATTCTTATAATTCGCATAACGCGCGTGTGACAGGCGCTTAGTTGGCATATGGTGCGTAACAACCACTGTATTTGCCTGAAGAATTGTGGCATTGTAAAGCGCTGAATCAAGCCACGAGACCGCCTCCTTATGCGCTGCGCCCGCCGTCTTCGGTGACCACAGCGTTGTTCCACAGAAGTTCACATGTTCGTGCTTCAGGTAGACCGAGTCGTTGTGGAGGAAATGGACATTCTGCCACTGAGAGCAAATCTGTCGCATAAGAGTCATGCTCTTATCATATCCCTCGTCAAACTCATGGTTTCCTGGGACGACAATCACGTCATCCCAGTTCTCCTTGCAATACTCAATGAACTTCGGGTAAAGCGCCTTGCTGGGATATCCAATGTCCCCCGCGAGAGCAAGAGTGCCGGCTACTGGGCGGACGATCCGATTGAACATCGGGCGACCTGTCATCCTCTCAAGATGGATGTCACTGATATACTGAAGACGGAACATTTTCGTGTCTTAAAAACACAAAAATGTTGCGTCAATTTTTAATATAATGACAGTAGATAGTTTATTTTTTGCGCAGTGTCTTTCTGCGCCCTCCTCTCCTCCCCTCCATCCAATTGGAGTTTCCTTCTACATACTTTAATTTATGTAATCTACTCTGTTTTGTAACATTATTTGCTGATGCTATAGGACGAAAAATAGGATATAGCCTGGAATTATTAAATAGTGGCCCAGTATCTTCTGGATAGTCTATGCTAGAAGAAGGCGCATTTGGTATATTGATAGATTTAACATTCGTATATTCCTGCATAGCATGTCTGTCAGTTGCCAATGCAAGAAGATACGTGTCAGAAGGTATTTCTACACACTCTATTCCTTGAAGTAGAAGTTTAGCAGCTTTTGCGACATTTTCAGATGTTCTGTATTGTTTAGGAACAATTCTATCATTTATCTCATTAGATTTATCATAAAATCCATTTCGCAATTTTCCGACAACATTTCCAATTGTTGTCGGATCAGCAAATAAGTAATGAAATGCCTGTATCTTTCCATCAATTACATCAATATTTTCAACAGGAAACTCATCATAGCGCATAGTCACAACTTTACACAACGACTTTTGTGTGAGAGGCCATGCCTTCTCATGGACTACTTCAAAGATAATAATTTTCATAATAGATTTTAACGCACGCACCTCTTGTAAGTCTGATTCTTTTATTGTTATGAGCGGAAGTATTACCATTTTTGTGAAGGTTTCCATATACTTATAAAAATCAGTTTCGGATTTAATATCAAACAAAGTTCTTCGCGTATAATATCTATTATGTTTTATAAATTCATCATAGTATCGTAAGGTTTCTTGAATTTGCCTTTTAGAATGTTGAATATCATGAGCCCAAAAATCCAGAGGGGTATTTACATATTGATCAACATATACAGGCGTACTTGAAACACCCATGACCATGATAGGTACACACCTTAGTTTAATTAAATCCATGCTGCCGATTGACACAAATGTTGGAAAAATAATATTATTTGGTATTCCATAATCCGAATCTGTGAAAGTTGTCATATAGGACCTATATCTAAATATATGGTAATAGGGTCCTATTCTTTCGTTTGGAGGGATTGTTTCATCAGAACGTTGTATAACTCTATAATACATATCAATCAGTTCGAGCATGGATTCAATACAATAAATTGTTGAACGATAGGGATAATTGAATCGTCCATCAATTTGTATTGCCATTAATTTATGAATAAGTTGATCTAAGAGTGTGTTGTATTCAGGTTTCTGAAAAAACTTATAAATTTCAGATTGAAATAGCGCCCTTGTTAAATAGGATACTACACCCTTAAATTCGGGAAAATCAGCATCACCGCCTTTTTCAGAAAGTCTAGCCCGTAGGCTCATATAAGTAGAATATGGTTCTGCAATCATAACATTTCTTACAAATGTTTTATGTTCAAGTATGTCTTCTTCGTAGTTTTTTGTAGAAAAATACTCAATAATCTTCTGTTTTGGATCAAGAGCTCGTGTTATAATACGAGCCTGTCTTTCATTCACAGCTTCTTCAGCAGCCATTCTTAAATTAAGCTCACATTTTCTTCTCCACGTGCGGCGTATAGAGGATGTCCGCATGCGCAATGCTCTTATCAAGACACATAATGCCCGTGTTCTTATTGAAGGCCTCAGCATCCTTATTCCACACCTTGATTACATAGAAGCCGATGCGCTGAGCAGGACCCACGCCGAGAACTTTGGGACTGATGCTGATACCGACAAAGGTGTCGGCCGCATTCACTGCCGCCATGTTCATCATAGTTCCTAGCACATACTTCTTATAAATATCAATACCAGTATCATGCCCACCACGAACGCTGTAGCTGCCGCCACGAATGTTGTGATAGTTCTCCCAGAGAGGAGGGAGGGGGTCGCGCATCCAGAAGAACATACCAGTCTTTATTTTATCACCTAACTCCTTGAATACTGAAAGCACATCTCCAATGGTAGAGACCGTGGCAATCTTTTGAAACGTATCAAGAGTCCAGCGCTTTTCCCTGAGTGAGTGGAAGTATAAAGTCCACTCACCCGAAGGGATTTTCTTCGTAAGGTCGGACATACTCATTTTCCTATATGTCCTTGTGTCAAATTTTTATGTGGCCTAATTGGCCGCATCTAGCTCTTCATGTTCATCTTCTTCGCCAAGACTGACCGACCGCGTGTCGCCATTTAGCTCAACCTTCATAGGCTCAAAAACAGTTGCTGCAGCAGCAACAGCAGGCACTTCCATCTCAAGCATAAGAGTCGACAGAATCGGATCAAGAGACCAAGGAGATACCGTCTTCTCCTCTCCATCTTCCGTAATCACGAAAAGCTCCAGGCTGACACGGTTATCAAGCACGATGCCAGTGCGAAGACTCCAAGACCCCACGACGACGGCAGGAGACGGTGCGCCAGAGATGCTTGCATACTTCACATCGCAGACAAAGTCGTCGAGCGAATATAAACTGAGCCCGTTATACCGGATGCTCGCCGCAAGCCAGGGAAGAGACTTCATGTGTTCGGACGCGCCATTTGAGAGAACATTTGTCTCAAGATTGTAGGTCCATGCTATACTTGGGACACCGGGACCCATGCTGTTTACAGATCCAGCAAGATACGGAGTCGTATAGCCACTGAAGAAAACATACTCCTGAGGCCTCGCCAACAAAAGGGCGCGCTGCGCTGTCTTCGCACTCACGGAGTAAAGCCCTTCTAGAAAGTTGCGCACAACCAGATAAATCCGGAAAAGTCTCACGTAAAACTGGGGGGTGAAATACGACTCCACAAGTGTCATGTAATACTGGGGGTTGAAATACGATTCCATTCTATAAGCTCTATGCGCTCATGTTTTAGACCGTTAAGCGCTCGCCAGCTTGCTTGTATCAATACACTGAGTCTGACCCGTGCCAGGTCCACACGCAACCGTCGCGGCAGGAGTCACAGTTGTTTTTGCGGCGGGAAGCGGGTTACCAGACGCATCACACGGAACGGGGTCAGGAATACCTGCTGTGGCAGCAATAGCTGAGGCGGCGGTCGCCGAGACAGTGCCGGGTGCTGAGCGAAGAGCACCAATTGATAGTCCTATACCCAGCATGATAAGTGGGATTGAAAAAACGCCCCACGCTACCAGATCCGCACCATTCTGAGACAGATAGACCATGAGGAGAACCGCAATTATACCAACTAAAAAATGACCAATAAGAAGCTTATAT